GGATTTGATTATTCACTTTGGTACTCTGTATCACGTTAAAAATATCTACGATGATTTGAGAAGAGCATTTAATCATACTGATGAAATGTTTTTAGAGACTGCAGTCAATACATTACCAATGCCGGCCCCATGGTTTAGACAAGAAGAGATGTCTGCTGTACATGGAGCTCCAGGCGAACCAAAGAAGAGAAATTGTAGAGTCTTTAATGGGTTCGACCAGTGGGAAGCTTCATTTAATGATACACATGTAGAAGAATACTTAGATGAGATAGGTAAGATATACGCAAGATATGATGATGAAGATTTGGATAATGACTTTGGTATAATCATACCTAACGAAGTCTATAGAAGAGACGTATACAGTTGGACACTGGAAGATGTGCATCCTAAGAATCCAAATAAGGCATGTAAGTTTGCATCAATACCACCAAATTATGTTCACTTCCGTAGGTTCTGGCATATCAAAACACCTAAATAAGTATATACGGAGAACAATATGTCAAATTATGAAAAGAGTGTACAAGTTTTAGAGGGCCCATGGGAAGCAAAAACATTTCCACAAGGTCGAGAGAACACAAATGTAATCTCTAGAAAAACTGTAACCACTTATATCCAAGAAGGATATCTATGTGAAGAAACTACAACAAGAGAGTATAGGGGTGACGATTATCACGACATCACTACTAACAAACGGATAACAAGAGTCCATGGGTGATATCAACAAATCTCTTCTCAATAAGAACAACTTTAGACTTCTTATTGATAGGATACCAACTGCAGAATACTTTGTCAAGAAGTGTAATATTCCAGGCGTGTCATTCTCAGAATTAGCACACGGTGCTGGGGTTGGGTTGGATGCATATTTTCCAGGCGACAAAGTTACATTTGAAAATCTATCTGTAGACTTCTTGGTGGATGAAGACCTAGAGAACTTCAAAGAAGTGTACGAATGGATGAATGCAATTGTACCAATTAAAGACCCTAAAGATTATGAGACCTATGTTGGTACCAGTAGAAATCTAATAGGAACGTCTTCGGATAAGGGAGATGCAGGCTCAGAAGTATCTGATATCACTCTTATTACAACAACAAACAAAAACATACCCAATAGATACTTTAGATTCCATGACTGCTTTCCAATCGGTCTAAGTGGATTAGAGTTTGAATCGGGTGCAGATGGTGAATCTGTGGTTGCAACTATTGAGTTTAAATTTACTTACTACGACATAGAAACCACTAGTTAGATTCACGTTTTCGTGATATAATATTATTATGACTTTAGAAGAATTGAAAGCCCAGTGGGCAAGTGACTGTGAAATAGATGACATTGAATTGGATACTGCATCCTTAGAAGTACCTAAGCTTCATGCAAAATACCAAGACTTACTCACTACTAAAATACTAGTTCACAAAAGATACCAAGAACAATACAATACTTTACTTAAAGATAAGTGGTTGTGGTTCAATGGTAAAATGGATGATGATAGAATAAAGGAACTAGGTTGGAACCCCGACCCATTCGATGGTCTTAAAATTATGAAGAATGATATGAACATCTTTTTCAATGCCGATACAGATTTACAACAACTCAATGCAAAGATTGAGTATCTAAAAGTTACTGTAGACTTCCTTAAAGAATGTATGCAGAACATCACATGGAGACACCAAACAATCAAGAACACGATTGATTGGAGAAAATTCATGGCAGGTCAATAATGAATTTACGTAACTACCTATTCACATACCCTTCACTTTTAACTTCAGATGAAGTTGAATTTATTAATGGTAAAGCTGCAGAATTCGATTTAGAGGAAGGTGCAGTAGGGCAAGGTGGAAGAGTAGGATTAGACCCCGATGCTGAGGTAATCAATAAAAGAGCCAATGGAGCAGGTGGTAAAGTCGTTGATAACATAAGAGCATCAGATATTAGATGGTTACATGGAGACCATGGAAAGCTTCTAGGAGACGTTTGGACAAGGATAGAACAAGCTGTTACTATGGGTTCTAAACAGAGTGGATGGAATGTCGACATAGAATATGCTGAACCACTTCAACATACAACATATCATGCACAACAAGGTGAACGTGGTGGGTTTTACACATGGCATCAAGATGCTGGTGACGTACCGTATGAAAACAATGGTATGATTAGAAAGTTAAGTATGTCCATACAATTGACAGACCCCGATGAATACGAGGGTGGTAACTTTCAATGGATAGAAGATGTTCGTTCAAAGGACACACTTACTTCAAAAGATTACACTAGAGACATGAGGGATTACTACCGTCAGATTCCTAACTCTGCAAAACAAAAGGGGTCATTATTATTGTTCCCATCTTTTGTACACCATCAAGTGACGCCTGTCACCAGTGGAACCCGAACCAGTTTAGTTGGCTGGTTTTGTGGACATCCTTACAGATAAAATGAAAGTCACAGTATCAAAGGTGGACGAATGTTTCATGAGGGTAGACTGTGATGATGGTCTAGCCAAAGACCTTCACGACTATTTTTCCTTTGCTGTACCGAACGCAAAGTTCATGCCAAGTTATAAAAACAAATGGTGGGACGGTAAAGTATATCTTTTCTCAATCAAAACACACAAGATTTATATTGGGTTACTTCCATACGTAGATGAGTTCTGCAGAGAACGAGGTTACGAGTTTGAAGGTATTCAAGATGTTATTGGTAAGAAGGAAAGAAACAACGGGCCGATATCAATAGAAGATTGGATTAGTATATTAGACCTTCCATTTGCACCAAGAGATTACCAGTTAGAAGCCTTTAAAACTGCAGTTCAATATGGTAGGCAACTATTATTATCACCCACTGCAAGTGGTAAGTCTCTAATCATTTATTTACTTGCAAGATACTATGACTCTAAGACAGTCATCATCGTACCCACCACATCATTAGTGGAACAGATGACTAAGGATTTTAAAGACTACGGATACAAAGACCCTATCTGTAAAATCTATCATGGTCAAGAAGTTTTCGATGCACCAATCACAGTTACCACATGGCAGTCATTCAGTAAAGCACCAAAGGAAGTAATGCAATCATTCGATGTTGTAATAGGAGACGAAGCTCATCTATTCAAAGCAAATGTACTGAAAGGTATACTTGAAAAGATGAAGACTACTGCTGTACGTATTGGATGTACTGGTACACTGGACGGAACAGAAGTACACCGACTACAACTAGAAGGTTTATTCGGCCCTGTCAAAAAGGTCATAAGCACAAAGGAGTTGATGGATTCGGGAACGATTGCAAATTTAAAAATAGAATGTGTCATACTTCGTCATACTAAACAGAAAAAAATGTCATACCAAGATGAGATGGATTATCTAGTATCACACCAAGAAAGAAATCATTTCATAACTAATCTTGTGGGGTCACTGAAAGGTAATACCCTAGTACTATTTCAATACATTGAGAAACATGGACAACCACTATGGGAAATGTTCAACCCCATGGTCACACGAAGAAAGGGAACGCTCCACTATGTCAATGGTGGGACAGATGTAGAAGACCGAGAAGCAGTTAGAGAAATAGTAGAGAGAAGTGACAATAACGTCATACTAGCATCATACGGAACTTTCTCTACAGGTGTTAACATCAAACGAATAGACAATATTGTCTTCGCATCCCCAAGTAAAAGTCGAATCAGAAACCTTCAATCTATAGGTAGAGGACTTCGTAAGGCTGACGGTAAAACAGAGATGAGGTTATTTGATATATCAGATGACTTACAATGTAACAATCATACTCTCAATCACCTTAAAGAACGTATAAATATATACAACGAAGAAAACTTTACATACGAGATAAGGCAGTTCGATTTAAAATGACACGACCCTCAGATTTAACACCACAAAAATACGAAGTTGTAAAACTAAAAACTGGTAGTGAAGTGGTGGGTATGGTAAGAGACACAACTAAAGGTATTGAGATAACACTACCTATGATGTGTCAGTTAACCGTGCAAAATAAACTTGAAACTCTTGCAACCTTCTATCCGTATGCACCTCTTAGTGATGACCCAATCATCGTTATTCCAAATGACCAAATACTATACCGTAGTAATATGAATCAACAGTTTGTTCCATTCTATGATGAAGCTTCATCAAGATGGTTAGAGATGGTAGAGACACAAAGCATACCACTAACCAACAAAAGGAATGTACCCGATGATGTACGTAGAGAATATTTAACAAAAGTAATGGAGTCCCTTGTCCCCGAAGACATGGACTTAATCGATGAAGACTTCGACCTTGAAGACTTCGACCCCGAAAAAATAATTCATTAGGATTTTTATTTGTCTAAATAAGTGCGTATAATCCGTGTCTATATACTATTATACAATATTTTTATAACTTAACCTTAAAGGAAAACCATGTCAACAGCAACATTGATTGCGAAGAGCATGGTGCGAAAAGCTAGAGAAGTCAAAGAGGACAAACGTGTTTGTGCAATCTGTGACACTATCGAATTTCTAGTGCTGATGACTCTTCCATTTGCGTTACCATTCTTAGTTATCATAGCTTCGAAGTAATGTCAACCAAGAAACTTAACAAACTACGAGAGCAGACGGAGATTATTTGTCTCTGTCTGCTTTTCTGTGGTTCTATATTTGCGTTGGTTCCTAATGTCTGATTTGTGGTTACTGATTAGTGGTCTGACTTTTCAGATACTAATTGTAATCGCCCTCTACCTTTACAACCCAAGATGAAATATAGTATAGTATTCATTTTACTTACCTCTTGGGTATTTCTAGATAGAGAGCCAGGAGCGTTACGTGCAGTGAGAGACTACGAACAATTTAAAAAACACATACAAACATTATGAAAGAAGATAAACTATTACAGATTGTAAACCTTTCCCCTTCAGAAAAATGGATGGAACGTATAGTAGAAATACATCCTATGAAACAAATCTTTTGGGCTACCATAGTCCAAGTCTGTGTTTTCGGATTCATGCTATTAGCATTCTCTTTAATAAACTTATTCTTGTAAACACCTATATACTAGGTAAGAATAATTTTACAACACACACATATACACACAGGAGAAACATATGTCAAACACAACAAAATCAGGCTTTGAAATCCGAGCCGAACTACTATCCCTATCAGAAGGTATCTTAACCTCTAATTATCAAAGGGAAGTTGACGCCGTCTACGCTCACAACGATTCGTTCCCAAATGATAAGAAACCTTTACCACTAAGAGAAATCACTGGTGAAGAAGTTATTAGGACTGCAAGACAATTGAATGAGTTCGTAACAGAGAAGTAGTCTAGCTAAGTATATCCCCCGCGGGACATATTCATTTTATCATACTTTCCTCAGTTGTCTATAGGCTTTTATAAATAAATTTAATTTAAAAAGCCCCTTACAATACTACGATAAACAGGTATAATGTATACATGACTACGAAAAAAGACCCCAAAAAAGCAGAACACTATGTCAATAACAAAGAGTTTACAGCTGCAGTCGCAGAGTTTAACTCCTCTGTAAAAGAAGCAACTTCTGCTGGGAAAACCCCCCCTCGAATGACTGAATATATTGGTGAGTGTATCTATAAGATTGCAACCCGATTATCCACTCGACCCAATTTCATCAACTATACTTACCGTGACGAAATGATTTGCGATGCAATCGAAAATTGTATCCAATACATTGGTAACTTCAACGTTGAAAAATCCAACAATGCATTTGCATATGTTACACAGATTTGTTATTACGCTTTCTTAAGAAGGATTCAGAAAGAAAAGAAACAAGTCTACATCAAGCAAAAACAAATCATGGAATCATCTATTACTATGGATTCATTTGCAACTATCGATGGTCAACATGACCCATCATTAGTTAACTCTAACGTGGAGTGGATGCAAGAGAATATGAATCGTGTAGAATACGAACCACGTAAATCCAAAAACAAAAAAAAGAAAGTAAACAAGAACTTAGAAAACTTTACTGAATGAAGATAGCGATATTAAATGATACCCATTGTGGTGTCCGTTCAGATATGGTTGAGATGTCCAAGTATCAAGGACGTTTTTATGAAGAGGTATTCTTCCCATATCTAGATGAGCATAACATCAAACAGATTATCCATATGGGTGATTACTTTGATAGACGCAAGTACGTAAACTTTGCATCGATGAAAGCAAACATCGAACACTTTGTTGAACCCATGAATGAAAGGGGAATCAAGATGGACTTGATTCTAGGTAACCATGATACATATTATAAGAACACAAATGATGTCAATAGTCCCGAACTATTGCTATACAATCAACCTAATATTACCGTATATGCCGACCCTATTGTAAAGGAATATGATGATTTTCCTATTGCATTAGTTCCATGGATTAACCCCGAGAACTATGCAGACATGGTAGATTTCATGCAGACGGCAGCTGCAACTCATTGTATGGGACACTTTGAGATAGAAGGTGCATTACTATTACCCAACATGACATGTCAGCATGGACTAGACATATCCTATCTTAAGAGATTTGAACAGGTGTACAGTGGTCACTTCCATCACAAGTCAGAAGTAAAGAATGTTAGATACCTAGGTTCTCAAATGGAATTTACTTGGTCTGATTACAATGACAAGAAGTACTTCCATATTTTTGATACAGAAACAAAAGAGATTACTCCAGTACATAATCCTCTCACTATGTTTGAGAAAGGTTATTATGATGATGGTAAGATAAAAGATTTTGAAGAGCTACAGGACTTAGACTACTCAAAATTCGACGGCAAGTTTGTAAAAATTATTGTTGTTAACAAAGACAATCCGTATTGGTTTGACTCATTCCTTGATAAGGTACATGCTTCTAATCCATTACACGTTGCAGTTGTTGATGATAATAAGCACATGGACTTCTTTGATGATGAAGAAATCGAAGGAGTAGACGATACCCTAACTATATTATCCAAGTATGTTGAGGGGTTAGAGATACAAGGTAAGAAAGAAAAACTCGATGAGATAATGAAAACTTTGTATAACGAGGCATTGGATGAACACACTTATTTATGATAAATTTTGAGAAGGTACGATGGAAGAATTTACTTTCATCGGGTAATACATTTACAGAGATAGAATTAAACGGACATCAAACGACACTTATTCTAGGAGACAATGGAGCTGGTAAGTCCACACTTTTAGATGCATTATGTTTCGGATTGTATGGACGTGGATTTAGGAATCTAAAGAAAGAACTTCTTATTAATAGTATCAATGAGAAAGCTTTAGTAGTAGAGATTGAGTTTTCAATTGGTAAGAAACAATATAAAATTATTCGTGGTGCAAAACCAAACATCTTTGAACTATATGTTAACTCAGTACTTGTCAATCAAGATGCAACAGTAAGAGATTATCAAGACCATATAGAGAAACATATTCTTAAGATGTCTTATCGTTCGTTTACACAGGTTGCAATCTTAGGTTCTGCAAACTTCACCCCCTTCATGCAACTTAGAGCAAAGGATAGGAGAAAACTTGTAGAAGACTTGCTAGATATTAATATCTTCACCACCATGATGCAACTATTGAGAAAGAAAAAGGCTGCACATCAAATTGATTTAAAGGATACTCAACATCAAGTTGAGATTCTAGAGGAAAGACTCAGTGGTCTTAATGAACAAGTCAAGGTCATGACAGAAAATAGAATGGCAAAGATTACTCAGTTCGAACAAACAGTAGTAGACACCAACATTCATATAGGTGAGCTGTTAGAAGTTATAGATACTAACAGTGAAGAGATTACAACTATACAGTTAACAATTTCCGATAAAGATTCCATTACTAAAAAGTTAAAAGACTTACAAGATATGGAGAAACAACTTACTAATGCAAGAAAGAAAGCATTAAAAGAAGTTGAGTTCTATGAAGAGAATGATGAATGTCCAACATGTAAACAAGGGTTAGATGAAGAGCATAAAAAGGAACACCTCGAATCAAAGACTAAGAAGGCAACGGAGATTGCACATGCACTCCAACAGATTGAAGATGGAGTCGGGGCTGCTTCAAAACGAATCATCGAAATCAGTGATATCCAAACCGACATCGACAATATTCAAAGACAAGTAGGTCTACATCAAACTGAAATCTTATCCAATCAAAAATACATTCAAAAAATCAATGGTGAAATTGAAGAATTAAAAATCGAATCCGATGGTGGTACAGATGTACATGAGAGAATAACCAAAGGTGAAGATGAGTTAGATGTTCTGCATACTAAACACAAAGCTTTAGTGGACAGAACTCACTACTATGACATTGCAACAACTCTACTTAGAGACCAAGGTGTAAAGGAAAAGATTATTAAGCAGTATGTTCCTATTATGAATAAGCTTATTAATAAGTATCTTGCACAGTTAGAGTTTTATGTTGGGTTTGAGTTAGATGAATCATTTGACGAAACAATTAAATCAAGATTCAGAGACGTATTCAAATACGAAAACTTTTCACAGGGTGAGAAGATGAGAATCGACCTTGCACTTCTATTCACATGGAGAAGTGTAGCAAGAATGAAGAACAGTGTGAACACCAATTTACTAATCCTAGACGAAGTCTTTGACTCATCTTTAGATGTTGCTGGTACAGATGAATTTTTAAAGCTGTTAAACACCTTGACAGATGGAGTAAATGCATTTATCATTAGTCATAAAGGTGATACATTATATGATAAGTTCAGTAATGTATTAAGATTCGAGAAACATAAAAACTTCTCTAGACTGGCAGATTAGGATAAATAGTATTATGAAATCATTCTCACAACTACTCGACCCAAAACTGGAAGATATCAAATTAGATATCCCAACACTCGATGAAGCATTAGAAGTAAAAGACTTGCCTTCAGAAGTAACCGATGGATTGACCATTGAGAAACATAAGAAATCTAATAGTAAGACTACAGTTTTTGTTGTTAAGACACAAGACAGAGATGGTGATAGAGACGAGGTAGAAAAGAAGTTACGGAATGCAGACATTCATGCCGAGGTAAAGGGAAGTTCACTATCAAGTTTTGACCCTATCTTCATCCCATCATTGAATGGAGACCGTGCAATCATCATGTTTAAACCTAAGAGTGGTGGCATGAATGAGACAACACTAAACTCAAGTATCACAGAGTTGTTCCCTTGTATTGCATGGGAGAAAGGCTACAAACCTAGTTCAGTTTCATCATTCTATGAGTGGATACTTGAACAGAATGTAGATAAATTAAAGTGTGTAGGTAGTTCAGATAAACAATCTGCAAAGGACTTCATTGCACAAGCAGAAGACTCATCCAAGTTTCAAGAGAAAGTAGAGAATGCAATAGGTATTACAAAGTATATCTATGATGAAATGAAAGCGAAGTCAATCAAGAATGTTTTTTGGGGATACCGTGCAAAACCAGCTGGTGTTCCATCCAAACATCCAGGCGACATCTTCCTTCAGTTTACGGATGGTGCAATCTTAGGAACCTCTCTTAAAGCAGGTGGTAAGAAAACTTCAGAACCTAAACTCAACACATACGTAAACCCAATCTTCCAAGCATTTAAAGAGGGGAATCAAGTACCTAAGTTATCTGCAAAGTTACACAAAGAAGTGTTCTCTAAGATTGAGGGTATGCCTTCTGCAAAAACCTATGACAGTAAAGATAGAAAGATTACCCAACAAGTCCTAAAGGATTTTGATAAGAATAATAATGGTAAGTACGAACAGTACTATAACGAACACTTAGAGATAGTCAGACAAGCACTGATAGACCTATTCAATAAGAATGGTAAACAGGGTGGTAAATCATTTGACTATATAAAGAAAGAGATTTTACGTGAAGCCCCAGGCGTACCAACTAAAGTAATTAAGGGTATCGGTTCTACGTATGAACAGGTTACAGATGATGATGAACTCGGAGTATTTTTACCAGTAGTTAAGTTCATTAAAGCAGAAGCTTCTAAATCATCGAAACAGAATTGGTTCCTACACCTTGCATCGAAAGATACAACGTACACCATGCAGATGTCAGTGAGGACTAACAAAGCAGGACATGCTGGACTTAAGAAACTCGGACAATTTTATAACCTCGCCGTAAAATATAACGGCCTACTAAAGAAGTAATTATGTATCAATTGATAGAAGAAGCCAGTAAGGTTTTAAGAACCCCACCCCTCGTATTTGATTTCGAAAATCGTACCGATGCTGAAGAGATTGAAAAATCTTTAACAGAAGCAATGGAAAGGTTTGGTGGAATCGGTCTAAGTGCAAACCAAGTAGGATTGGATGCAAGAGTTTTTGTAATGAAATCTCAAGACCAAGGGATAGTTGCATTTTTCAATCCCGAAATAACAAAGGTATCACAAGAGACCGACTTGATGAAAGAAGGGTGCTTATCGTTCCCCGATATATACCTTATGATAAAACGTGCAAAGTTGATTGAGTTGAAGTATCAGAATGCACAGGGTGAAGATAAAGTGGTCAGTCTAGAAGGTCTTGCCTCTAGATGTGTCCAACATGAAGTTGACCATCTAAATGGTATCATCTTCCTACAACGTGCATCTAGATTGAAGTTAGATAGAGCATTGAAGTCACGTCCCAAAGAACGTGCAAAGAGAATAAAATATGAAGAACGACAAGCATTTGCAAAGTACATCCAAAACAGTGCTGCAGCCAATAGTGATTCCCAACCTTCTGAGTCAGAAGGACAGTCTGAATCTAATAAACTATCATCTACAGCATAAACACTTAAGAACAGTTGGTGACGGTTCTGATTATCGTGCCATAGACTTTTGTCACATAAAGACTCCATGGGTTCGTGATATCTTTAGACGTTCTGCACAGGCATGTACATCCCACATCTTTAAAGAAACAGGACAACATTTCTATCCCGAAATGTTAGCACTCAATGAATGGGACATAGGTGGAGTTCAGAAACCACACTTTGATACCTATTCCAACTCAGAAATCAATGAGGGTGCTGTCCCCCAAGAAGGAAACTCTAGGGAATGGACGTGTATTCTATATCTAAATGACAATTATAACGGTGGACAGACCTACTTTCCACCCAGTGAGACCTTCCCAATAGGCCATGAGCACCCACCACAGGCGGGTGAGGGACTTCTTTTTCAAGGTCTATACCTTGAACATGGGGTTGAGACAGTAAGAAGAGGCCCAAGACACACCATATCCATGTGGTTCACAGACATCGAAGACAGAATTATCCCCGATTCACCCATCGAACTAGACCAAAACCAACACCAAATCCACAGACAAAACTCCTACACCCCCCGCTAATCAGGCCTTGACAATGCCCTAAGCTTTTTGATATACTATGTGTATATTATGAAAAAGGATGAGGGATGAAGTACCTAAAAGAGATTACGGACTGGACTGAGTCAAAGACTACAGTTCCAAACCATACTTACATAGTCAACGATGCTGGACAACTAGTTGGATACATCAAGACTGGAACCAAAGAAGAAATCATCTTCAAATCTCCAATGAAACAATTCTCTAAATCAAGGAGAAAATTTATTACGCTCTAGGCCTTGACAATGCCATGCAGCTAATGATAGCATATACTTATGACTGAGACAAAAAGAAACCAAAAAGACCAACTTGCCAAACTAATGGCAACAGAGAACATTACTATTGTTCATAAACCAATACCAACTGCATACTTTGATGTAAAGAATAGGATACTTGCTTGTCCTACTTTCAAAGATGATATCAGTAACGAACTTTATGACCTGTTCATGGGTCACGAAGTTGGACATGCATTGAATACACCTTACGAGGGACTTCACAATGCATTGTCTAAAAACAAAACACTCAAAGGATATCTCAACGTTGTTGAAGATGTTAGAATTGAGAAAGCAATCAAGAACAAATTCCAAGGATTAAGAAAATCTTTCTACACTGCATACAATGAGTTGATGGAAAAGGATTTCTTCGGTCTTAACGGAAGAGACTTGAACACACTTTCATGCATTGACAAAATCAACTTGATTACTAAGTGTGGTTCTAGGGTTCAAATTGAGTTGACCGACCAAGAGTATAAGTTCTTGAACATGGCAGAGGCTTGTACTTCTTGGGAAGACGTTGAAGTTTGTGCTGAAGCAATCTACAACTGGTCAAAAGAAAACGAAGTTAGAGATGAGAATGATGAATCAATCGTTCCTAAAATGTTCGACCTTGATGATGAAGATATAGAAGATGAAGACCAAGGTGATTGGGATGAGTCAGATGATGGTGACGAATGGAATGATGATACTTCAGATTCAGAAGCTGATGATGAAGAAGAGACAGAAGATTCACTTCCCGAAGCACCCGAACTTGGAGACGGTGACCAAGACTTAGACGGTGAAGAGGATGATATAGAAGAGTCAGAGTCAGAGAAGAAAACTACTGGTGCTTCTAAAGAAGGTGGTGTTGCAAGTAAAAATGATTACGATGGTGAGGGTGGTGCTAGAGAATCACTCACTGAACACCATGCACATAACAATGAAGAAATGTTCATCGATGATAAAAACGTTTGGAGAGAGCAAATCAACCTAAGAGATACTTTCAAAAACAATGATATGAATATCGTGGTTGGTCATGACAAAGTTCTTGCAGACTGGAAAGCATTCTTCAATGAATACTCCACAGAAAGACCATCTGAGTCTGAGAAAAACATTCCTAAGATTCAGTACACTGCAAAGAAACTTATTGACAAGAACAAAAAACTTGTTGCTCACATGGCAAAAGAGTTTGAAATGAAGCAGACTGCACAGAGAAGTGTTAAAGCTTTCAGTGGTAAAACTGGTAAGTTAGATATGAACAAACTTGCAAAATACCAAATCGTTGATGATGTTTTCAAAAGAGTTACTTACTTGCCTGATGGACAGAATCATGGTCTAAATGTTTTACTTGATTGGAGTGGTTCAATTGGAAACAGTTGTGCTGAGTTACTAGAACAAGCAATCATTCTTTCAGAGTTCTGCAGAAAAGCAAACATCCCTCACAGAGTTTATCTCTTCACAGATGCTTACAATAGAGAAGAGTGGACAGGAATGGGTGACGAAGGTTTCCTAGTTGAATTGTTCTCTAACGAAATGAACAACAAGAAGTATAGAGAAATGATGAACAACGTTGCTTCATTATGGATGTGTCACTTCCTAGGTAAGTTGGGTTGGAGAAGTACAAATAAAACTGAAGAGTTGCACAATGCATTTTACGATGGTGAGTTTGCAATAGACTGTGAAACAAATCCATACTTTTGGTTCGACACAGATATCAGACCAATGGCTTACAGACTTGGTGGTACACCACTTGACCATTGCTTGGTTGCAATGAGAAAATTGTTACCCGAGTTCAACAGTGCTTACGGAATTGAGAAAAGTATCTTGACTGTAATCACCGATGGATTCTCACACGGAAGTCCATTACTAAATGTTTCATCAGATGCAAAGAATGAATGGGCCAAAGAGCAAGGGATTGACTCTTGGGGTGTGCAAACTATTGAAGAAATAATTGACCCATACTCAAACAAAGTTTTCCCTTACGGTGACAAAAAAAGAAGTAGATACTATAATCAATCTGCTTTCCAAAAGACTCAGAACTTATTGTCTTGGATTTCTAAAACTTGCAACGTCACTATCACTGGTTACTTTGTTCTAGACAAGAAGAGAGACATGGGTGAAGTCCTAGGTTACACTTCTTTAAAAGATACATGGTGGGACAATGACAGACAACTTTGGAGTGAGATTAGAAAGAATGGTTTGGTTGTTGATTGTCACGGCTACAACAAAATGTTTTTGACTGCAACTTCTTCACTTGGTGTTGATGGTTCAGACGAATTAGATAACGACTTGGTTGACGCCAAGAAGTCAAAAGTGATGGCTGCTTTCAAGAGAAATCAGAAAGCAAAAACAACTTCAAGATTTTTAACAAATGAATTTATAAAGGAGATTTCATAATGAATAGAGAACCACTTAGAGTAGACGATGCATATTACATTAATCACAATACAGACTATTCAAAGTTTGCTGATGCAGTGATGGATGTTGGGCCTGCCCCATGCACCTTCCATGAGTGTCCAAAGATTAATGAGTGCAAGACTGAAGAGAAGGAGTGTTTTGCATTCAGAATTTGGGTCAATAAAGGTGAGAAGTATCTTACTGAGAAGAATAAGAAGGGTATTATTAAATGTGTGGAGAAGATGGGAACTAGATTCGAGTCGCTGAAATAGCCTTGACAGTGCCATCGGCTTTTTGATATACTATAAAAGATGAGAAAAGAATTGAAAAACGGAGAGACTATGATAAATTCAATTGACGTAAACGGTAAGAAATTTTCTTACACACCCGATAGGGTGGAGTTCTTGGGAGAACTGGTCAACAAATTCCCTAACCAAGAATCCTTTGGAAGGAAAGAAATCAAAGATGCCTTTGATGGATATTTCCCTTCATGGATAAAATCCTCGAAGTATAACTTCAAAGAAGCTCAAGAGACTGGGCCTTTGTTGTACAATCTTCAAGCTGTAATCGGTGGTTACAACGGTGGATATTCAGAGAGTGCAACTAGTGTTGTTGCTCCAGCACCAGTGGTGTCAATTGCTTCCCCAAGTAATATGCCAGTGGCTGCACAAACAGAGTCAGTTAATCTACTCGATGATGGAATTAAAATCATTCCCGAGAAGATGTCTAACTATGTTCCTTTTGGACATTTCAAAGATGTCAAAAATATTATTAAATCCAAAATCTTCTTTCCAGTATTCGTTACTGGTCTGAGTGGTAATGGTAAAACTCTTATGATTGAACAAACTTGTGCTCAATTGAAGAGAGAACTTTACAGAGTCAACATCACCATCGAAACCGATGAAGATGATTTGATGGGTGGTCACACTCTTGTTAATGGTAACGTTGTCTTCAGAGAAGGCCCAGTTATCAAAGCAATGAGAAAAGGTGCCGTGTTACTTCTTGACGAAGTTGACTTGGGTTCAAACAAGTTGATGTGTCTACAATCAGTTCTTGAAGGTAAAGGATACCTAATCAAGAAAACTGGTGAGTGGGTTTCACCTAAAGAAGGTTTCACAATCCTTGCAACTGCAA